TACCTGGACTGGCGGCACCGCCCCGGCCGACCCCGAGGGCATGATCACCGTCGAGGGCATCATCCCAGCCACCGAGGGCGGCTTCGTACTGCGCGAGATCGGCGTCATCGACAGCAACGCCGGCCTCTACGGCTACGGCAACCTGCCGGAGATCTACAAGCCCGTCCTCGAGGAGGGCGCCACGGCCGACGCCGTCGTGCGCATGAAGTTCCAGGTGGCCAACGCCGAGATCGTCACCCTGCAGATCGACCCGAACGTGACGGTGGCCACGCAGGCCTGGGTGCTCAACACCATCACGCCGGCCTACCTGTTCCCGGGCGGCACCACCGGCCAGGTGCTCACCAAGGCCAGCAACACCGACGGCGACACCGTCTGGGCCGACCCGGACACCGCCTCGGTGGTGGTGATCCCCATCGAGGAGGTGCAGAACCTGGTCAACGGCCAGAGCGTGGTGGACCTCAGCATCTGCACCACCTACGGCCTGGCGCTCTACATCGACGGCGAGCGCCTGCGCCCCGACCAGTGGGTGCCCGATCCGGTCATCGAGACGCGCCTGGAGCTCGTCACCCCGGTGGTCGGCGCCCACAAGCTCATCGCCGTGCAGAACGAGCCGTCGGGAACGTCCGGCATCCCGCTGCAGCGCGCGCTCAACCTGAGCGACGTTCCTAGCAAGCCCACCGCGCGAGCCAACCTCGGCGTCTACAGCCAGGCCGAGGTGGACGCCATGCTCGACCGCGCCGCCCCGCCCGGCATGAAGGGCGAGTTCTATGCGAACGCCGTGCCGAGTGGCTGGCTCAAGTGCAACGGCGCGGCAGTCAGCCGCATCACCTACTCCCGCCTGTTCGCCGCCATCGGCACCACCTATGGCGTGGGCAACGGCAGCACCACCTTCAACCTACCCGACGATCGGGGGAACTTCAGCCGTGCCTGGGATGACGGCCGCGGCGTCGACCCCTCGCGCACCTTCGGCAGCGAGCAGGCCGCCGCCTTCCAGGCCCACAACCACGCCGCCACCACCGGCAGCGCAGGCGGCCACAGCCACACGGCCACCAGCGCCTCTGCTGGCGCCCACGGCCACACCGCCAGCACGTCCGCCGCCGGCGCCCACGACCACAGCGGCGTCACCAGCAACGCCGGCGCCCACAGCCACAGCTTCGACATCTACGAGCCCGACGACTCGCTGGGCACCAAGGTGGCGTCCGACTCCGGCGGCGACCAGGCCAACCAGTTCACCACGCTCGGCGCGGGCGATCACCAGCACGCCTTCACCACCGACCAGGAGCCCGCTCACAGCCACACCGTCACCGTGACCAGCAACGGCCTGCACAGCCACACCATCACCGTGGCGGCGGTCAACGCCCACGAGCACGACGTGAAGGTCGGCAATACCGGCGGCACGGAGACGCGGCCGCGCAACCGCGCCACGCTGTGGTGCATCAAGTACTGAGGCAGCCATGGCCCACACCCCGCGCACGAAGCCCGTCTACCAGGTCGACCACGCCGGCCTGTTCGTCTGCACCACCGAGGCCGACGAGTCGCCGCTGGAGCCTGGCGTCTGGCACCTGCCCGCCGGTACCATCGAGACCCCGCCGCCCGATCAATGGCCGGCGGACCGCTGGCCCCGGTGGAACGGCCACGCCTGGCAGCTCGTGCCACGGCCCGCCGCGGCGCCCCAGCCCGAGATGACGCCGGCCCAGAAGTTGGCTGCCTTCCTGCAAGCCAACCCCGACGTGCAATCACTCATCGGATAGCCCACCATGGGCGGGTACCTCACCGGAGCCCCGCCCCATGCCCGACACCTACCACCACGGCGTACGCGTCACCGAGATTAACGAGGGCACCCGCCCGGTCCGCACGATCTCCACCGCCATCATCGGCATGGTGTGCACGGCGCCCGACGCCGACGCCGCGGCATTCCCGCTGGACAAGCCCGTCCTCATCACCAACGTGCAGGCCGCGATCGCCAAGGCCGGCACGCAGGGCACGCTGGCGGCGTCGCTCGCCGCCATCGCCGCCCAGACGCTGGCCATCACCGTGGTGGTGCGTGTGGCGCCTGGCGTTGACGCCGCGGCCACCACCACCAACGTCATCGGCACCGTCACCGCCGATGGCCAGTACACCGGCGCCAAGGCGCTGCTGGCCGCGCAGGCCTCGCTGGGCGTCAAGCCCCGCATCCTGGGCGCCCCGGGCCTGGACACCCAGGCCGTCACCACCGAGCTGGTCAGCATCGCGCAGAAGCTGCGCGCCATGGTCTACGCCAGCTGCGACGACTGCGACACCGTGGCCGAGGCCATCACCTACCGCGACGAGTTCGCCGCCCGTGAGCTGATGCTGCTGTGGCCGAACTGGAAGCGCTGGGACACCGTCTCCAGCGCCGCGGTGGCGGCCCCGGCCGTGGCATACGCGCTCGGCCTGCGCGCCAAGATCGACCAGGAGATCGGCTGGCACAAGACCCTGTCCAACGTGGCCGTCAGCGGCGTGATCGGCGTCACCAAGGACGTGTTCTGGGACCTGCAGAGCAGCGCCACCGACGCGGGCCTGCTCAACGAGAACGAGGTCACCACCCTCATCAACGCCACCGGCTACCGCTTCTGGGGCAGCCGCACCTGCAGCGACGAGCCCCTGTTCGCCTTCGAGAGCTACACCCGCACGGCCCACGTGCTGGCCGACAGCATCGCCGAGGCGCACCTGTGGGCGGTGGACAAGCCCCTGCACCCCAGCCTGGCGCGCGACATCATCGAGACGATCAACGCCAAGCTGCGCGAGCTGAAGAACGGCGGCTACATCCTGGACGGCCGCGCCTGGTACGACGAGACGGTCAACACCAACGAGACGCTCAAGAGCGGCAAGCTGCGCATCGACTACGACTACACGCCCTTGCCGCCGCTGGAAGACCTGACGCTTCGCCAGCGCATCACCGACACCTACTGGGCCGACTTCGGCAGCCGCATCACCGCCTGACCAGGCGGCGCCTGATCCACGCCTGACACCACCCGCTGGCCCCTTCGCCGGCGGGCCAGCGCCCCACCTGGAGCCACCATGTCCCTGCCCAAGAAGCTCAAGAACTTCGTCCTCTTCAACGACGGCAACGCCTACCTCGGCGAGGTGCCCGAGGTGACGCTGCCCAAGCTGGTCACCAAGATGGAGGACTACCGCGCCGGCGGCATGCCCGGCACGGTGAAGGTTGACCAGGGCCTCGAGGCCCTCACCTGCGAGTGGACGGCCGCCGGCTACCTGGCCGACGCCATCCGCCAGTTCGGCATCGCCAAGATCGACGGCGTCATGCTGCGGCTCACCCAGGCCCTGCAGGCCGACGACGCCGACGCCGTCATCCCGGCCGAGATCATCATGCGGGGCCGCCACAGTGAGATCGACTTCGGCAACGCCAAGGCCGGCGAGATGACGCAGGTGAAGTACAAGACCGAGCTCACCTACTACAAGCTCACCATGGACGGCGTCGAGCTGGTGGAGGTGGACATGGTCAACGGCGTGTTCATCGTCGGCGGCGTGGACCGCATGGCCGAGACGCGCCAGGCGCTGGGCATCATCTGAGCGGGGCGCGGTAGACCATGACCAATCCCACCATCACCCTCGACACGCCCATCCAGCGCGGCGGCCAGGTCATCGAGCAGGTCAGCCTGCGCAAGCCCACCGCCGGCGAGCTGCGCGGCTGCAACCTCACCGACCTGCTGCAGATGGACGTCAACGCCCTGCAGGCGGTGCTGCCGCGCATCACCCAGCCCACGCTCACCAAGGTGGACGTGGCCGGCATGGACCCGGCCGACCTGCTGCAGCTGGGCACGGAGGTGGCCGGTTTTTTGCTGCCGAAGGCCGCGAGGCCGGAGCCATCCCCCGCTGCGTAGAGGACGCGATGGCCGACCTGGCCATCGTCTTCCACTGGCGCCCGGCCGACATGGCCGACATGACGCTGCCCGAGCTCATGGCTTGGCGAGAACGGGCCCGCGAGCGATGCGAGCCGGCCGAGGACTGAGCACCCATGAGCACTGACCGCGCCCTGCGCCTGCAGGTGGTACTGCAGGCCATCGACCGGGCCACCGCCCCCCTGCGCGGCATCGGCCGCGGCAGCAAGGAAGCCGCGACGCAGCTCAAGGCCACGCTGGACAGCCTCAAGGCGCTGAAGAACCAGCAGCAGGCCATCGGCGAGTTCCGCAAGCTCACCGGCGAGCTGAAGAGCAGCG